CAGCAAGGCGCTAACAACTAAATTCGATCTAAGTCAGATCGAAACCCTCTCCCATTAGGGAGGAATTACACATATAGTAGGTCTTTCGACCTATGGCTATGCGTACAAGCTCGGGTTGGGGAACCCAAGTACTGCCTCTTGAGGAAACCAAGCGGTTTCAACGAGAGTAGGAACATACCGCATAACGCGGAGGATGTCCCTAGAACCCACGTCAACTATGGAGTGGAAATCGACGACACGCGCTTCACTAGGGTCATTCCTATCGATATACCTCGCATCTTGATCGATGTATGAGGTGTCGGTAGGCGTTTCCAAAGGAAAGTATGTGTCGAGATATAAGCCATCATCTGGTCTAGTCCGTCGTATGCGTTCCCTCTCAAGTGTTTTAATCTTGTGAGTTACACGTATGCTTTCAGGCCAAGCCCTATGATGATTATATTGAAACCACCGTAGTACCGCTCTATAACCGCCAATCGACTTATCTGGTTTAACCCATCTAAGACTGTTGCGCGGCTGTTCGGGAGATACTACTTCACTGATCGACGACAAGTTACGACCTCCGATGAACTCGGAAGGAACGTACTTGCGACGTATAGTGATCCATAGATTGTACACAGAAGGATCGCACCAGCCTTTGTCATCTGCTGCCCAGCGCCGTAAAGCGTTGAGTAACCAGATGATTCGGTCAGGAGAATCCAAGGGTGCACGAATGTAAAACGGTTTAACATTAATTCCGCGATAATAGTGACCACCGCAGGACTCTCGAAAGGGTCCTGTACTGAATGATTTTTTCTCATTCACAGTGAATCCAAACGCATTTAGCGTTTGTACTACCACGTCGTAATGTAGTGACGGACAGATTATGTCGTCACCGTATACAGACACGATGGGTGCTCGAGAAGGATACTGACAAACAGTATTCATCTCTGATTCCACGGTAGCCTTAGTTAAGGCCCAGAATATCAGAGACTCAAGCTCGAAGGTATACCCATTGCCCATTGTACTATGCTTCTCCCACTTCACTCTTTTGCCGTCCGGTAATAATCCGTACGGCGAGCGAAGTTTGTCGAGTAAATCGACCCAGGATGGGGCTAATAGTTCAAATACGCAACGTTGTGATATCGAATCACTTGCAGACTTCAAGTCTAAAGTGGCTAGGGCTCCTGTTACAGAGCCTTCGCGTGCTAGCCGTTGATTAAGTGACTGATCATTGAGATCAACACCGAACAACTTCAGGCGCTTTCGAATATATGAGCCAACATTGCTTTGGATCAGCTGATTACCAGCTGGTTCCTTGCATGCGGCTCTATCTATATCACAAGCCTTCGGTACAGTAAAGACGACGTTTCCATCGCATATTTCCCATTTTTGCTCACGCCACAAGGGCGTAGTATTACTGAGAAGTTTAGCGACACGAAACGCTGGCAACGATACTTTTAAAGGTCTAGTGACGTCATACTTATAGTACGGGTCACCATAGATTTTACGACGACAAACGGTCGCCCCACTTGTGAAAGCAAGGTGATCGCCCATCGCTGAGTAAACATCATCAACCGTCCCCAAAACGTTAGCAACAAGTTGCTGCGCTCGGAAGACAATCGATGATTTATTTGTAAACTCAGGAATGCCATTGTCATTGAGCCTTTTACAGCTCACTTCTGACAACAACATTTTCGTAATCGCTTTATCTCTTCTAATACGTCCATCTGAGTTATCCTCACAATACTTCGTGAGAATCTCATCTGAAAGGTATTTCCATCTAAATGCCTCTGCACCCGTACAGCCGTTAGGCTGACAGGTGAGGACACTATCAACGATAGATTCGGGAGATAGATCTTCAAAGTTCTTATCTATAGCAGATAAGAATCTTCCAACTGCCTTATTGGCCTTTGGAATAGTGGTTTTCTTTTTCATAGAATAACTCTTGTGTTAAAGAAAAAAGTATATCGCACGTAAAATATTAGCGGCGTCTGTTGCGGGATAAACCCGACAGCAGTGCCTCTATTAAGATACGCAAGAAGCGTTTTACCACTGGCCTTCGCCAGTCATTAATTCAGCTTCTAATGCGGATGCCCAAATAGTAGAGTAGAACAAAGCAACAGCTTTAGCTCTATCGGTTGAGGGTGCGACGTTAGGAACACGCAGAGTTAACTCTGCAATGATGTTCTCACGTACGTACTCTTCGCCGGTAATACTATCTACGGCCACTACTGGTACATTAAGACGAACATACTGACGTTGAACGCCAGCATTTGATTCTTTCTTAGAGTATAGTAGTGATACATTGGCGGCAGGAGTTCCTGCTGCCCCACTGCGATATCGCTGATCTGTCAGGCCGCGGCCGTCTGGAGTAAGCGTTTCATTGTCGGTCCCATCATTGATGATGAGTGGTGTTATAGCTGGCATAGATGCCTCCATAATACTACGTAGAAATCGCCATTTAAAAATGAGCGACTTTAGTAGCTTTAGTTGTTAAGACAGTCCCAAGTGCTATTATGTTGGATACCTTTCCTTTGGTAAGGTCGGATATCACAACTTGAATAGTTGGCTTGGGGAATGCGGTAAGTCGAAGTCTAGCGTAGCCTTCCATATAGGAAGAGCCGATGTTAGAGGAAGTATGGTATTCACCATATAATCCATTCGACTTATCGTATTGACGATTATAACTCGAAGAGCAATTAGCCCTAAGAGATACATACCCGTGTTGGAAAGTTAAACCTTCCGTCGCGGTCATGGCACTCAAGAAGTCCCCAATATTAATAACATAATCCAGCAACCAACTAAAAGGTATTCCCTCGTAGATGGCGGCTGGCACATTATTAATACCAAGAGCTTTCTGAGCGACTACTTCAGGATCGAAAACAGAATAAGTCGTTTTCATTCTACAGTAGCCTGCCATTTGTGACTGAGTCTTCGTAATCCAATCAGGAGTACTGGAATCAGTATCGTCAATCTCCTCAGAGATGCTAAGAGAGGCTGAAGCACGAAGCTTTACCTGTCCCAACGCCTTATGAGGATCATCGTATAGTCGAGCCACGTCCGCAACTTCACCCATGGTGGGTAGAATTGCGAAACCGAGTTCCAACCATCGCGATGCAACTTCTTTTGCTACAATGCCTCCGCCTTCAAGAATGGATTTCTTTTTGGCGGCAGTCCAACGTTTTTTCGAGATTCCGACTTTCTTGAGTGCTGATTTCCAGCGCCCCGAGATTATCAAAGATCCGAATTGGACTATTTCTTGAGCCCTTCCACTCACGTAGCTAACTGTACTAGCTAGCTCCGCAAGAGTCGTACCGAGCGCGATGCTTTGATTATCAACTTTCGATAATAATCTATTAGCAACGAGCTCTTGCATCCGTCCAGGTATTGTCACGAAGTTAGTAAACTCCGGATTAACACCAGGGTTGAACACGCCGAACTTTGGGCTATCGAAATAGCTTGAAGGTGCGACAGTATCGTTACCGGACTGTTGTCCGACGGTGTACGTAGTGAAGGAATCATTTATGGCATACACAAGCCTGCTTACCGAAGTAAACGTGCCTCCATAGGATTGTTTCAACATACTATAATTAGTTGGCGTAAAGCCATTTCCGTTCGCACTTGCCGATTTACGGACAAGTTGTACAGGGCCCTTACTATCAACATTTCCGCTCACTGACCAACCGGTTCGTGGACGAGAGAAGTTGTAGTGTTGGGACCCTTTTGCGACGGTACGACTATAGTATTTTGGTCTGGCCATTACGACCTCCTAAATGGATTGTTATGGTGTAGCGCATT